AGGACTGATTAGTAAGATTGAACGCGGCCATTATCGCAAAATTACTACTGAAATTGATGCAATCTTTGATTAGGCCCTGGCACCCTGGAACCTGGAATACCTGGAATAAGTGGAAAAGTTATTCCACTGTAAAAAAAAAAATGGAAAAGATTTATAGAGAGGTATTCCAGTTATTCCAGCTTTTCCACTTCTAGGGCCCCGAGGTGGATTTTATACCAAAATGCGAATTATCGGACCAAAATGATAAAACCTGTGTTTACGCCAGTGAACATGATAATGAAACACATTGCGGCCTGCTGATTGAATGGCTACCGGAAGACACCAGAGTTAAAAATTTGACCCAGTGTACAAACACTATGTACACCCGGCAGCGACTCAGCTTCCGGCTCCATATGTACAAAAAATACCCGGAGCTAAAATATAAAAATACCCCGGAGTGAGAAATAAAAATCGCCGAAAATTCGCGAAAAAAGGCCTGAAAATTTCGCAAAAAATCGGTTTTTTATTTTTGGCCAACCTGGCAGCCTGGCGAAATGTACAGATTTGATACAGTGAAACCAGGCCAAAAAAACCGTAAAAAACCGGGCCAAAAAACCAGTAAAAAACCAGGCCAGCCAGCCAGGCCAGGCCAGCGGGCCCCATGCCAGAAAACAGCCAAAAAACCAGGCCAGGCAGCCAGGACCAAACCAGGGCAGGCCGGCAGGCTTGCAATTTTGCGCCTAAGATCCTGGCTTTTCTGCTTTTCAGGACAGTAGCCAGGCAAACAAAAAACCGGCCTTAATGGCCTTTTTTAGTGCTTTCTGGCCTGGCCTGGTGTGCAGGAAACTTTTTTAATGGGGTTATTTTAGCTCTGACAGCCTTTTTTCAGGCCTGGCCTGTACTGGGTATGGGTAAAAAAAAAGGCCTGTTTCCAGGCCTTTTTTAGGGGTTGGCTGTGCTCTAGTTTATAGGTTCTATGGTGTCATAAGCTTTGCAAGTACCTTCCGCTATATCTATAATGAATTCCTTGGCACAGTTCCAAGGATCAATGTATATAGTTTTAGGCTTTGTTAACCAATAGCGGCCCTTGCTACTGGCAAAGTTTATTTGTATCGATACTCCGAAAATATCGAATGCAATCCAATTTTTATCCTTGCGAATATCTATAGTTTCAAAACCGTTTTCTATGTTTTCAATCATTATTTGATCTCCTTTTTTTTGAATGTTTTCATCCTGCGGGCTGCCCTGGCTGTAAATCTTGCGAAAAGCCAAGAAAAAAGCAGCAACCCAGGCAGCCAGGACAAAACAGGCCATTAGTAGTATTTCTTTCATTAGTGCGCCGGTATCACAATTTTAATATCGTGAAACCTGGCATTATCTCCACAGGCATGGCCTGCCGCTGTGCATGCTCCGCAGTTCCCAGGACAAATGAAGACCTTTTCACCTGGGAAGTTGGATCTTATTTCCTGGCCTGCGAACTTGGGAAGCTTGTCAAGCTTACCTTTTTTCCGCTGCCTCCAGGCTTTTAAAGTTGCTTTACTAGTTTGGGCAGGAACAAACGGGCCGCGAAAAAAGGCCAGCTTTGATACATAGGCCGCTGTTTTGGTCTTGTCATATACAGAACCTGCAGAACCATTTAATACGAAGTTTTCAGGCCATTTAAAGCCTGTCTTGTCTAGTTCCTGGAATAGGTGTAAAGACTTGCTGTAGTTGTAGGCTTGTAGCTGGGGAAACTGTTTTAAGGTGTTCATCCAGAAACGTAGAACTGCCAGGCTGCTAAAATCCCCGTCAACATACAAACGAAATGGGATATTTTCGCGGCCTGTAAATTCAGCTTCTTTAAGCTTTTCTTTTATGGCTGTTCTAATTATGGCCTGGCCTGCCGGGCCAGCTTCTAAGACTGTGTTTTGTAACTGTCTTAAGTACCCGCCAGGGTACCGCCAGGCTTTGACACTATAGCAAAACCCCAGGCCAAACAGCCAGCAAGTACCAGCCCCGGGGCAGTTTATGCCTGGTAGGGTTGAGTAGGCCAGAAACGGGAGTTTAGCATTACCCAGGGCCAGGACAGCAAACGGTACTTGGTCCCAGGCCTGGCAGTTTACCCAGGTTTTGAATTTTAGCGCATATCTAAACCAGCCCGGTTTATTCAGTTCTGCCGCCCTGGCTTTCAGAGCGTCCATAGCTTCATTTAAAGCCTGGGCAGTTAATCCGCAGGCTTTGACTGTATCGGACAGCCTAACCAGAAAACGGCGGTTTATTGTGGTGTTGTTCATGGTATTTTATCCTTCCTTGTTTATTTGTGTTCCACAGATCGAACATTCTTGGATCGGAAATTCTGCCAGGGCAGAATCTTCCTGGTGTATTCGTGTGGTGGTTTCGCATGCTTCGCAGTATGCCCAGAACTGTTTTTGTTCTGGTTTGTTAATCACAGTAATGACCTGGCCTACATTGTTTCCAAATGTATCTATGAGTGATTTCTGCCCGTTTGCATGATCTGCAATAACTTCCGCAATATGCTGCGGTAAGTCTTCTAATACTGTGACAGTTTCAGCAAACAATGAAAAGCCAGTTTCATTAAATGCCAGGTTGTCAGTATTGAGTGTAATTGTGATTGTGTAATCCATTGTTTTATCCTTCCTTGTTGATTATGGTTGTGTGCCTGTATTGCTTTGCATAGCAAACTACTTCCAGGCCATTGTTGAACTGTTCCAGGTTTTTAACTAGCCTGGCTAAAGCTTCCGCAATTGTTGCGGATTGTTTTCTGTTGTTCTTTGGTTTCATGGCTGTTTTATCCTTCCTTGTTTTTTGTTGTGCTGGTCATAACTAAACTCCAAAGTGAATGTATATCCTGGTTGGAAACTGCTTTTTTGTTTAGCATCTTTTTTACTTGTATATACTGGCCTGATCCTTCGCAGTAAGTCTTGCTTAAATGGTCCAGTATCTCTTTTATTAATTGCTGTCTCATGGTCTTTTATCCTTCCTTGTTTTTTGTTGTGTACTCATGGTTTTTTATCGTTCGCTATATATACTGAGTAACTATTTGATAATAGCTTTTTTTGTTGCTTCTGTCAACACTTGTTTAAATATGATGCCAGGCAGCGAACAATCTAAAAATAGGAACCTGTGCGGATTGCCAGAACTGCCAGGCCAGGCCCGGTTTTGGTCCTATTTGGTCCAGGCCTGCAATTTGTCCAGGGCGGCCCATCGGTTGCCTTATCCGATATGGCCATTGTTTCAATATGTTACACTCGATTTTTCCCGGTACACCAAGGCCAGCCCGGCCTGGCGCGACTTACCCCGTCATAGAATTTTCCCCATTTTTGTAAACACTCTTTTTATGTATACTTAAGCAACAATAATGGAGTCAACCTGGACTATATTGACGGATGCTGACACAGATCGGTTGATTGACGCGATTGACCAGGCTGATGAGTACATCCAGAAAATGATCGCCTTCCGCAGCGGGCTCATCCCGTCGGAACTGCGCTGGCTCCAGTTAGCGGCCCACGAGTTTTACGACAGTTTTTCGCCTCGTGAGTTAGAAGTTTTCAAGATGAGATGCCAGAAGCACACCTACCCCATCATCGCCGATGAGCTCGGGATTTCCGAGGGTAGCTGCAAGATATATTGGGCCCGGTCGATTAAAAAAATAAAACGTGTCATCGATTCCGGTAATAAGTATGAACAGTAAAGACATAGATCCTACAAAGGTCCAGATGCTGGCCAGTTTTGGTTGTAGCTACGCTGACCTGGGCAAATACTTCGGATGTGACGAGAGCACTATCCGTAAGAATTTCCGATCCCAGTACCAGGCTGGCCGCTCTGAGATGAAGTTAAAATTGAGAAATTTAATGTTTAAATCGGCTCAGAACGGTTCGATTGCCATGCAGATATGGTTATCGAAGAATTTCTTAAACATGCATGAGCGTACTGCGATTGACATGACTGGCAATTTAGAAACGATCCTGCGCGAATGCGGATTTCAGGAAAACCCGGTTGATAAGAAAAATAATGAACAAGCAAAAGCTTTGGAAGATCTTGGGGTACACCCCGACTCCACAGCAATTGCACGTTCATAACGCAGATAATTTTCGTTTTCGCGTTTGTTTCATGGGCAGACGCTCTGGGAAGTCCTACATGGCGGCCCATGAGATCATGCCATGGTTATTGACCCCAAAGACCAGGGGCTGGATCGTGGGTCCCAACTACGCCCTGGCCCAGAAGATTGCCAGGGAGGTCAAGCGAATGGTAATGCAGCAGTTGCAGTTGCCATTGGAGACAAAGAAAGAAATTAACGGTGAGCTTTACAGTATGAAGATTGCCGGTTTGGGTAGTGAGCTCGTAGTGAAGTCAGCGGATGCTGCTGACAGTCTTATTGGCGAGGGTTGACCTTGCGGGGTCATTTTGTGGTGTTGATTACTTAATAATAGATGAATTCGCGCTCATATCACGCAATACTTATGAGCAGTATCTCCGGCCCACCCTGGCTGATCGGGAGGGTTGGGCATTATTCTGTTCCACCCCGCGTGGATTCAACCATGGTTGGGATTACTTCAAATACGGGGAATCTGAGGATTACCCGGAGTGGATTTCCTGGCGTTTCCCCAGTACAGACAGCCCATATTTCAAGGATGACATAAATGACCTCAAAAGAACGCTTACGAAAGAAACTTTCAGGCAGGAAATACTTTGTGAATTCCAGTCATACCAGGGAAAATGCTTTCCGCTGGACAGATTTCAAAGTGTTCGCGAAGACATTAAATATGACCCCAGTAAGCCAGTATACGCGGGAGTCGATCCCGGATACCGGCAGGCCCATGTTGTTATCTGTCAGTTACGAAATGAAACCGACAGATTCGCCGACATACATCAGATTGACGAGATCAGCCTGACCAATTCTACCACACAGCAGTTAGCGGACGCGATGAAGGCCAAGCCATATCATTATACGGCGATATATGGTGATCCGGCGGGTAGTGGTATGAATCTTCAATCGGGCCGATCGGATTGGAGTGTATTTGCCGCGAATAATTTACGGGTCACCATTAAGCGTGACGCGGTGACCCGGAATGTAGTCAGTGGAGTATCGCATATGCGAAGTTGGTTTGAGGATGCGGATGGTAAGGCACACTTTTTCATGCATCCGAAGTGCAAGGAGTCGCTCAGTTCATACGAAAACTATCATTACCCGGAGCACAAAGCGGAGCAATCGTTAAGGCATGAGCCGGTCAAGGATGGCCGTGAGCATGCGTGTGATGCGCTCAGATTTATGATAGTTAAT